AAGACTACCAAACAGACAGTCACAGTTAAAAACTATCCTTGGGAAGATTGGTATGACACAAGGACTAAAGCAGATGGAACACGATGGTTCCCAGATGGAGAAGATATACAAATAGAAGTAGATGTACCAACTGCTGATGGTGTACCTGATGTAGTAGGTAGTGGTGGTACTATGACACCTACATGGTACAAACCTATACGTACAGACATGAGGGCAAACCAATCATTAAACCTTGGTCTCTCTGCTACTCTATCCATACCACTTAATAGAGGTATGCAACGTAAATGTAAGGAGGCTGCCACAGCACAGATAGCAAACGTACAACAACTGACTGCTAACAAACGGTTAGATTTTGAGATCGCAAGACTTAAAAATTGTGGAGAATTAAAAAAGGCAGGTATATTTTTCCACCCTGCCTCACCTTATCATGCTGTATGTGCTGACGTAGTAGTCACAAATCCTGGTGGTAAGATTGTACCTCACACTCATAACCTACCTCAACCTAACTTTGATTCTTCTTCTGAGACTCCTTCTTCTGCTTCTCTAACTCCTTCTCCTTCTTCTTCTCAGCCTTCATCTTCTTCTGATGATTCTTCGCAAAAGGGATCGGAAGGAGACCTTTCTTCACTCGATACTCATTCGTCTTTAGTTCTTCCTGAGTCGGACGGTAAGGGGTTTTTCCAAGGACTGAGTTCACTTTTCCGATCACCTTCTTCACGACAGGTTTCACAACCCTCAGGAGCAGATCAGCTAGGGGTTTTGCAAGTAGGGCAGATGACGCAGCCACCGAAGCAATAACCGCAGTCGTCGTCACAATCTGAGCACTCGGTAGGTACTGTTCTACTACCCCTATGTCCTCATAGATTGATACACATATTTTTTTATTAAGGTTGTTAGGATCGGGTTGTAACTCGTGTCCTACAACCTTTTCTTTTTCATTAGGTCCAACTGATCCTATTCTTGGTTCTAAAGGACCAGGACATTCTGGATCACCTTTATCATCACCAGCAGGAGGCGGTTCTGGTGTCTCTGGTGCAGTAAGATCTCCTGTGTCTCCAGTATTAACACCATCTGCCTCTTCTTCCTGGTCCATATAAACGGTTTGCCATGTCAACTCTCTAGCATCATAGTTAGGAGGTTCAAAGTATGGCATACCAGCATCACATAATACTACGTTCTGCTTTGGATCATCATTAACTAATTGGTTATTCTTATTAGGAGGGTTCTTTGCGTTCTCTTTGTTTACCTTTACACAACCAGGCATATAGACAATAGGAGTTCCCACCTTCTCAACTACTGGTGGTGCTTGAGGTAGTGATAAAATCTCATCATACCTATTTTCTACAACAGGAATATCTAACTTCCTAACATTAGCAAACCTGATTTGATTGACTCGATTATTACTTACCCCTATATTCTGGACACCGAAAAATCGGATTCCAGAATCAATTTGTTTTATTTCCTTTATTGGTTCCATTTAAAACCTCACGGTAATTACCATTAGGTACGAGTCCTTTAATATGACCTGTTGTTGCTGGCCATGCTTCTTTAAGTGCTGATCTAACTTCTTCTCGGACTATCATCCTAAGTTCAGTTGCCTGTGCTTCTATTCTTTTTTCAGGACCACCTTGCATGTTGTCAAGGGCTGTTCCACCCCCGACAATACTACCAGTTCCTACGACAGCCACTGCTGTTCCGTAGGTTGCTATCTTTTGTACGTCCATTACAATGGAACATTAGGTGTAGGAAGTGCCATAGGAGCAGCCTTAGTATCAGGTGCTAAGTCAGGAAGTGCGTCACCACCCACTCCTGGAATGCCTCCAGAACCCCCCAGAACTGCTTCCAAAGCCTGAGATTTAATTCCATCAATGATGGATGAGCGATTGACGTATACGTATAGACCACTAACAACAACGGCCCCAGATACAGCGAAGCTCGCAATAGCAAGTACATTTACAATTTTTTGCATGATTCTATAATTTGTAAGGTTTATCATCTTCGGTTGAGACACCTACTATCTTGAGTGGTGCTTGCTCAATACGAATAGTTTGAACTGGACCAGCTTTCGCTATGATCGCTTCAATATCTTTTGCAGTAACAGGGGGTGCTCCACCATTAACAGCATTACCATTCTTGTCCATCTTCATGGTACCATCACCCTTCTTAGATGCAGTCTGAATTCCAAAACTAGCTAAAACTCCTGTAAAAACTGAAGCTATAAAAGTTGGATCTATTTTTTGTTGCGGTACACCTGGTATGGCAACATAATTAAGAGTCAATATTCCCCCAGACCAGGCAAGTACTGTGATTCTGACTGCGGTACTGATGATTGCCGCTTGTTCCTCGGCATCAGGTAGTAATGCTGCCTTAGCTTTACCAAAGAAACCTTTCTTTTTCTCTAGTGGTTGTTCTTCTTCAAGAACCTCTTCTTCTTTTACTTCTTCAGGCATGAGATGCTATTAGTATCTTTATTATATAGGTTTTGAACTCTTATATCTATAAAAATTAGGATCCTTTACTTGGTCGTTGTAGACGTAATCATTCATAGGGGTGAACATCTTCTCTTTAAAATCTTCTTTAATAGAAACGTTTGCCTTACCATTCTCTCTCAAGAATACATTACCTGATATAGAAATCCTATACTCATCACTTGTATAAAAAGGATTAACAGTATGATTCAATTTTGCAGGAAAGAATGCCATCTTCCACTCCCAACTCTTATCAATTGGAAGTGACTTTGTATCAATACCACCTAAAGGACTTATATATCTAAAGGCAAACAGTGCTGTCTCATTACCATTTGTCTTATATCTCTTCTGTTCTTCCTCCAAATCATATGGTATCTGTACCCATATAGCAAATGAATAGGCACCTGCATGATTATGAATAGGATTAAAGTCATGTTTCTTTTGGTAGTTAACCCAAAGATTCAACAACTCATAGTTTAAACCATTTTCAGAATCAGCATATACTTCAGTCTGACCACTAGCCCTTTCAATATAGAACTGCCTGGCAAATTCATATGCCATAGATTCTGTAAGGAACTTTATATGAGGAGTAATTGGTAGAGCATACTCTTTCTCAAGGTGTCCTTTTAATCTTGTAGTATAACTCTCTGCAGTATCCTCATTAAGATTCCGAATAGAAGATTCTAATTCCTCTCTCACTTGAGGAGGAACTTCGGCTAGCAAATACCCTGGTGACTCTAACCACTGGGCATGATACTTAAAATCAAAACTCATTCGCTTGGTTTTTTCTTACCTATATTATACTTAGACTCCAGTGTCCAGTCACCCTTTTCTTTATATGCAATAACCTTTATCTGACTGAGAGGTGCTGCATCTACTATTGTTGTTGCATCAACAATTTCTACCAGACCCCAGTCTGATAGTAATTTAATAATTCTGTTGCGTCTTTGTACATCATTCTCTGATAGGTTTGCTTTCTTCCCATCAAGAGCAAATAGTTCTTTAAAATGTACTATGTAATACTGTCCCTTCTTATGAAGGATATGACAAGACTGATATAGTTTCTTTTCTTTCCGAGAAGCTACACCAATTCTGGTAAGTGTTTCACGAACCTTAAGGAAATCGTCTGGTTCTTTGAGGTTGACCTCAACCATATCATCCTTAGTCCACATAATCTCATTCATTTCTTACCCCCTCTATTCAGTTTTTCTTTAATGTAATTGAGTTGGTCGGGAGATAAGATCCTTAATGCTTGTTTTGCCTTTTCATTACTATAGTCATAGTATTGTTTAACAACTTCAAGATCCTTCACCTTTTCCTTTTTACCCCAAGGAGAGAATCGCTTCTTGGGTCTCACAGTATTTAGAAAAAAAGAATATTGTAAACGCTTATCCAAATTAGGATATCTATTCATCTCATTAGCAAATGCTAGTGTGTCCAAATGGCTCGACAGGCATTTGTTAATGACATAGGGAGGATAGTTTTTTTCCCAACCAGGATCTTCTTCCATAAGATCTCTCTTACTCAGATTAATACTGTTGAGATATTCTTTTAATGGATACCGATCATCATACGCCATAGTTCGTTAGTACTAGCTCTTTACGTTCTGCTTGTTTTTTCATGTAGTCACCTGTAGTACGCATACTATAAGTTAAATCAAACTCAGCAGCATTCCAATCCTTAAATCGATCTCGTACAACCTGACTACTGTTGTATGATATCATCATATGATTAGTATGTCCATCACATTCTTTGGCAAAGGTATCGTGATCAAAGTACTTGTGTAGTTCACCTCTCTTCCCATAGATAGGTATTCCAATCTCATAAGGAGGATCAAGATAAGTAAATACATTCTTATCATCAGTCACCATCTCATCATAAGATAGATTAGTTATTTTCCAATCCTCTATTAACTCTGAATACGCTGGTAACTTTTCTATGCCTCGTAGACTGAAGTTACTGTCTGAGGCTTGTTTGGAGAAGGAGCTCGATTCGGTGAGACCAGAGAAAGAACACTTATTAACAATATAAAAGCTAACAGCACGGGTAACGAGACTGGCTCTGGCATCGTTAACCAATTCTTTACTTTCCACAAAAAGGTCTTTTGCTTTGTCTGGTGTTGGATATGCTTTTTTAAAAGTGGTGAGTCTTCTCGTAATTTCATTGCCTTCATGTTGTAAGGTTTGCCAAAAATTTGCTAAAGGTTCATACAGATCATTCACCCATATATCAAGATGAGGATACTGTTTTGTCATGTATAAAGCAACAGAACCACCTCCAAGAAAAGGTTCTCTGTAATGCTTATACTTACTCATGTCTGGTAAGAATCGTGACATCTTTGTGATAGCACGTGACTTACCACCTGGATAACGTAATGGAGTTTTTAATGATTTCAT